ATCAGTTTAAACACCTTCGATGCTAAGTTTGTAGCTAACATACACGATGAATGGCAGATGGAAGTTAGAGAAGACCTTGCTGAGAATGTAGGGAGAATGGCAGTTGACTGTATCATTAAAGCAGGAGAGTATTATAACCTTCGTTGTCCTATGGATGGCGAATACAAAGTAGGAGATAACTGGAGTGAAACACATTGAGGAAAAAGAATACAATTGGATATTTGATAGAACAAATTCGAAAGGAGAAACTATTCTTAAACATTATACTAATCAAACTTTAGAACAAGTTATTACTTTCTTAGAAGATAAACAACTTAAATACGAAATAAAAAACGGAGCACAAATGTTATGGATATATACACATGAAAAAAAATTCTGTTACTTTTATACTACTGGACGATGGGCAGCATTTACGCACGGGAGATTTCCTAGAAAACATTATCGAGCAAAAGGTATTAAAGATTTTTATACAAGATTTTTACTTCCAATTATTTTAAAAGAAAGAAAAATATTTAATTATGCAGTTTTTTATAATGAAGCAATACAATAAGGAGACACATGAAACACATTAAACATTCTGATAGTAGAAAAGGAGACTTAGCTGAGTACTATGCAGTAACTTGGCTATGGGATAATGGTTATGAAGTATTTAAGAACACAGGCTGTACAGGTATTATAGATATGATTGCTTTAAAAGATAGTGAGGTAACACTTATAGATGTTAAAACTTATTATCTTAGGTCCGACAGAGCAAGCTCTAGTTTTTCTGCAGGCATTGGATTAGTTCCGAGTAGTCCTAGAACAGAAGAACAAAAAAAATTAGGAGTTAAACTTTTAGGTTTTAATCCTAAAACAAGACAATTAAAATTTGTAGACCATCCAGATGAAACATACAACAAAAAAGCTTAACACCTTAGTAGAAGACATCTACTCTAAACTATCCGTACTTGGCGAAGGTAAATCCCTTGACCTGTCTGATGAAGTTATAGATAAGTTTGGTGAAGACATGAAAGATGTTATTCGTCATTGGTCTACACCTACTGAAAGATCAACTGGTACGTTACGTATGTCTAACATAGGTAAACCTAATAGACAGTTATGGTACGACATGAAGTACCCTGATGAAAGTAATTCAATAGTTCCTTCTACGTTTATAAAGTTTCTTTATGGACACATGCTTGAAGAAGTTGTTCTTCTTCTTGTACGACTTGCCGGACACGAGGTTACAGACGAACAGAAGAACGTCAAGGTTAAAGGAGTTGAAGGTCACATGGACTGTGTGATTGATGGTCAAGTAATAGATGTTAAGACTGCATCAGGTTTCGCCTTTAAGAAGTTTAAAGATGGAACACTAGCAGACGATGATACCTTCGGATATCTTTCACAGCTCGCAGGTTATGAAGCAGGACATGGTACTTCTGATGGTGGGTTCTTAGCTATGAATAAAGAAAGTGGAGAACTTGCCCTTTATATACCGGAAGAACTTGACAAACCTAACATAGAGAGTAAAATAGATACAGTCAAGAAGTCTTTAAAGAAGTCAGCACCGCCTGAAATCTGTTACACTCCTATCCCTGATGGTAAGTCAGGCAATATGAAACTCGCTAGAGGATGCTTTTTTTGTAGGCATAAAGTTGAGTGTCATCAAGATTCTAATAATGGAAAAGGTCTTAGGGTATTTAAGTATGCCAATGGTCTTTCATATCTAACAAACGTGGTTAAAGAACCTAAAGTCGAGGAGATAACAAATGAATTCAAAGCTAGAAAAGAAAATAAGAAAGCAAGCAAAACACTTAATGGTTAGTTGGTTACAGAGTGTTGTACCTGATGAAGAGAAAGATAAAGTTACAGTAGATAACTTAGAAGAATATATTCCTGATCAAACACACATCTATGCTAACAGAAGTCTACACATTTCGGCGTATACTTTACGTTGGTTTATAAAAGGAATTAAAAAACTTATTAAACAAGGACGAAAAGATTATACTACTATTACAGTACAGGAGTTAGAACGTGGATGATGTTTTTATATCTTGGGATTTAGATAAGATAGAAGTTGAAGAATTAATTGTAGTTGTAGGTAGTTATTTATTTTCAGGTAATAAACTTGATACTGTGGAGACAGATGTTATAGAAAAGTTATCTGAATTACTTAGTTACGAATGCACAAATCGCTTGACAGAAGTACCTAAATATGAGATAATACATTAATGAAGAAAGGATTTCGCAAGCCCCGTAAGATTAGACCAACAGAAAAGAATCTACCTAAAGGATATGATTCTAACTGGGAGTATGAATTACATCAAGAGTTATTAACTGAGTGGTCACATCATGCAGACAAAGTTCCTTATACAGTTAAGCATACCTATGAACCGGACTTCACAAGAACTTTTAATGACATCGAATATTTATTAGAAGCTAAAGGTAGGTTTTGGGATTACGCAGAGTACAGTAAATATATATGGATAAGAAAATGTTTAAAAGAAAATCAAGAATTAATATTTCTTTTTGCTCAACCCTCTGCACCCATGCCTCAAGCAAAGAAAAGAAAGGATGGTACTAAACGAAGTCATGCAGAGTGGGCAACCGCTAATGACTTTCAATGGTATACTGAATATACATTACCTAAAGAATGGAAGAACTAAATATGGAATATAAATTTGACGAGAACATAAACTTAAATGGTGTTAAACAATACATTGATAGCACCTATACACAACACTACGCTCACTCTAAGTATCAAGCTACAGATATGATTATAGATGCAGGACATGGCGAAGGTTTCTGTATAGGAAACATAATGAAGTATGCTATGAGGTATGGTAAGAAGAATGGTAAGTCTGATGCAGACCTATTAAAGATTATACATTATTCGTTAATTGCATTACATCTGAATGACAAGGAGAAAGACTAATGGTCGAAGACAAGGTAGGTAAGAAGCCTTACTTAGGAATAGTTATAGACTATGATAAAGAAAAGAAACTAGACAAGTTTAGTTTAGATACATTAAAGGATAGATATTTTTGGGAGGAAGAAAGTCATGCTCAAGAAGCTTTTGCAAGGGCTAGTGTTTTTGGGGCTACATATAAAGGAGAGACTGACTTCAGTCTTGCACAAAGACTTTATGAATACAGTTCCGATTTGTGGTTTATGTTTAGTACCCCTATACTTTCTAACGGGGGAACGACTCGTGGCTTACCTATTAGCTGCTTTCTCAATTACGTACCTGACAGTAGGAGGGGTTTATCTGATCACTATGATGAAAACATTTGGCTCGCAAGTAATGGTGGAGGCATCGGTGGATATTGGGGAAGTGTTCGAAGCAATGGCATTGGTACTTCTAACCATAGTCGTTCTACTGGTTCAATCCCTTTCATGCATGTCGTAGATGCAGAGATGTTAGCCTTTAATCAAGGCATTACTAGACGAGGAAGTTACGCAGCCTACTCGGACATATCTCATCCGGAGATCGAAGAGTTTATTAACATGCGTAAAGAATCAGGTGGAGATATAAACAGAAAGAATCTTAATATTCATAATGCTGTTAATATAACTAACGAGTTTTTAAAAGCAGTTAAAGAAGATATAGACTGGAGATTAATTGATCCTAAAACTAATGAGGCTGTTAAGATTGTTAGTGCTAGAGATTTGTGGTGGCAGATGTTGAATGCTAGAGCAGAGACAGGTGAACCCTACATGATAAACATCGACACCTGTAATGAACACTTACCTAAAGAACAAAAAGATTTAGGACTTAGAGTTAATCAAAGTAACTTGTGTTCTGAAATAGTTTTAGCTACGAATGAAGAAAGGACTGCAGTATGTTGTTTATCTTCAGTAAACTTAGAACACTTTGATACGTGGAAGAAAGATACTAACTTTATAAATGATCTAATTACAATGCTTGACAATGTGTTAGAACATTTTATTGAAGATATAGTAGACACCAATAAACTTGGTGGGTATAGTGCAAATTTTAAAAGGTTTAAAAAATATGTTAGAGAAGAAAAAGAAGGATTACTTAAAGCTGCTTATTCAGCGTATAGGGAAAGGTCGGTTGGTCTTGGGGCAATGGGCTTTCATGCTTTACTCCAAAGTAAAGGACTACCTTTTAATGGGTTACGATCTACGAGTATCAACAATGTTGCCTTCTCGCATATCAAAGAGCGAGCTATGGAGGCAACTCAGAAACTTGCCGATGAACGTGGTGAAGCTTCTGATATACACAATAGCGGTAAGCGTAACGCTCATCTGTTGGCTATTGCTCCTAATGCCAGTAGTTCTATTATATGTGGTGGCACTTCCCCTAGTATTGAACCATATCGTGCTAACGTATTTACGCACAAAACTTTATCCGGTTCTTATCAAGTTAGGAATCAATACTTGGAACGACTTCTAAAGAAGAAAGGATTAAATGTAGAAGAAAGAGAACAGATTTGGAAAGACATGATTATAGCTGATGGCTCGGCTCAAGGTATAGAAGTCTTATCAGATGAGGAGAAAGAAGTATTCAAAACAGCTACGGAGATTAATCAAATCTATTTAGTTGAACATGCTCATATGAGACAGGCTTATGTATGTCAAAGTCAAAGTGTTAATTTATTTTTCACTATGCCTAAAGCTACTGAGTCTCAGGCTGTGCATGATGAATACTTACAGTATGTCAATGATGTACATTGGTATGCTATGAATAAATTAAAATCATTATATTATTTTAGATCGGATGCTGCTCGGAATGCTGAGAACGTAAATGTTAAAGTACAAAGAGTCAGGCTTGAAGATGTAGAATGTTTAAGTTGCGAAGGATAAAATATGGCTATAACAGAAACAGGAGATTCACTTTACGAAAGCAGATACGATGCACTACATGCTAAGTACACTGCAGATGTTGCAATTTGCAAAGCAGAACTTAGAAATTATTTTAATAATAGTGTAGGAGTTGCAGAACATCCTCACACTATTGAATCAATGGATCAGTTAATGAATGAACTAACTTCAGCAGAAGAAAAGTTACAATCATTAATTGCTAATTTCTAATGGATGATTTGTTTAGTCAGTTCTGTAGACGTAAATGGTTAGACCATTGCGATGAAAATAAAACTGCACACTCTGTAACATATACAGAAAAAGAATATAAAAAAGAATTTAACAAATGGCTACTTGAAAAGTATGCCGAACAAAAGGATAACACATGAGCTTACTTAGTACTAGAGAATATTATAAACCTTTCGATCACCCTTGGATGTTTGAAAAGTATGTAGAACAAAATCAAATGCATTGGCTACCTGAGTCTGTACCCTTACACACGGATGTAAAGGATTGGCAAGAACTAACCAACGAAGAAAAGAATTTATTAACACAAATATTTAGATTGTTTACTCAGTCAGATGTGGATGTTGGGTCAGGATATATAGATAAGTATATGCGTATATTTAAAAAGCCTGAAGCTAGAATGATGATGTGTTCGTTTGCTAACATGGAATCAATACATCAACATGCCTATTCATTACTGCTTGATACAGTAGGCATGCCGGATATAGAATACAAAGCCTTCTCAGAGTATGAAGAGATGGCAAATAAACACGACTACATAAAAGACTTTAAACCTACTAGACGAGATAAACGGGCTATCGCAAGAACACTTGCAGTTTACTCAGGCTTTACGGAAGGCTTACAACTTTTTAGTAGCTTTGCAATCTTGTTAAACTTTCCTAGATTTGGAAAAATGAAAGGCATGGGGCAAATAGTTACATACTCTATACGTGATGAATCATTACACGTTGAGGCTATGACTAAATTGTTTCGTGAATTTATACAAGAGAACCTAGACATATGGACAGACGAGTTCAAGAAAGAACTGTATGAGATATGTAGAGAGATGGTAGAGTTGGAAGATAAGTTTCTTGACTTAGTGTTTGAGATGGGTGACATGAAAGGACTTACAAAGAAAGATATGTATGCTTATAACAGATACATCGCAGACAGGAGACTATTACAACTTGGATTAAAAACTAACTTTGATCAAAGAGATAACCCCTTACCTTGGCTTGATGAAGTACTTGGTGTTGAACATCAGAACTTCTTTGAAGGCAGAGCAACCGCTTATATGAAGGCAGGACTAAGAGGGAAGCAAGACAAAGTAACATTTACGGAGATATAAAATGAAAGCAACGGAAGCTAACTTGTTATCCTTCCACATTCTTTTTGATACTAAAGGGAGATTAGTTACAGAAACTAGCGGTCTTCCAATTAAAGAAGTTAATAAAGTATTTAAAGGAACAGACCTAAAAATAATTGAAACAGTGATACGAGAAGCACGAAGAAAGATTCTTAATATTCATAATGAATTAGAGTCTGAACTTGATGCTTTAAATTCTAATGTTAAAGTTAATTAGATAAAGGATTTTTATTTGCAGCCTTAAGAGTATCTACTTCATTTTGTAGGTACTCTATTTCTGTTTGTAAAGCTACAACATCTTTACCCATACCATTAGAAGTTTCTGCTATTACTTTAAGAGAAGGACTTATACCTTCATCAATACTTTTATTAATATACTCAACAGAAGTTTCTATAGCTACGAATCTTTCTTCTATAATCTTCTGAGCATCTTCCGTATCATCTATCCCACCTATTGCAGCTTCAAGGTTCTCTAACCTATTGACATACTCTGCACCAGTGTATCCAAAACCTGCAAGCGTACCTACAATTCCTACCAAAGCTATTAGCTGTGTAGTTTTATTTTCAAACCATTCCATATCTTTCTCCGTTATAAGTTAGGTTGCATACTTATCATGCTACCTAGTGTATTAAGACTAGCACCTGCTAATCCATAAAAAGCCTGTGTGTTATCATCTAATATTGCACCTGCATAGATTGCTCTAGGCTCGTACCAAGTATCTTGCTGTGGTATCTGAGCATCTCTGTACGTGTCAAACCCTGCAACGTAACCAATGTAAGCTACAAGAGTTGTACTATCAGCGTACTCTCCTGTCTCTCCTTGCTCCTGTTCTGCCTCTTCCTGTTGTTCTTTAATGTTGTTTGCTACAATTTGATCGGCTACTTGGTCGGCTTCACTAGCTGTCATGACTCCTGAGACTGCTGTGTCAATCTCACCCTGCATGTCTTGTACCTGTACATCAGCCATCATAACCTGTGGAGACTCGTCTAGTGTAGGCATCGGTGTAATACTAAATGATGATGAGCCTCCAATAGAAGAGTTATCTCCTGCACTCATCGATAAGACTTGGTTAGTCTGTACGTTAGCAGAGGCTATTTGGTCCGATACACTAGGAGAATTGCTTGTACTTACACCCCCTCCAGAAGTACCACTAGAAGCTCCATACGAGCCCGTAGAGGAACTTAAGCTATTTGAACTAGTACTTGTATATGCAGCACTACTAACACTATTAGAAGCTGTTCTTATTGTTCCGGCTACAACGTCCAATGCAGAGATTCTAACAGAACTTCTACGTTCATTGTCAGGTTTACTCTCATCTTCTTCTGCAAATAACTCTTCGATTACTTCGCTTTCTTCGTGTACTTCCTCTTCACGGGTTTCTTCACGAATAGTTTCTTCAATCTCTTCGTTAGCAACTGCCAGTATTTCTTCAATACTTTCTTCAGCTTCGAGTACTTCTTCTTCAAACCACTCTTCAAGCTCTTCCAAAGTTTCAAAGCTTTCCCTTTCCATTTCTTCATGTACAATTTCATTTTCTATTTCCTCTATTATTATTAATTCATTTATAAACAGTACTTCATCAATAGGAAGTAAGTCATATGTGACAACTTCGTGAT